CCCGACTTCCATATTGGATCGAGTAGCTTATGAATGCGCCTTCGAGCAGCCATCAGTTCGGCCGTTGCAATGACACCGAGCGGCTTTATTCCGCCGCGATGACAGCCAACATAGTTGTTGCAGTGGTCGCACTTCCAGAACGCGAGTTTCGCCAAGTCCTCGCGGTTTGGATAAATCTCGTTGCCCCTGGCAAGCCGAGCCTCAACGTCGCTCTTGCAACCGCAGCAATAAATCTTCATCCAGCTACCCTGCCGTTGAGCCGCTTGAACTGTTCGACGGCGGCCTCGATGTCGGGCGTTATCGGCGTGACACCAACCGTCTTGAACGCAACGAAGTCATCGCGTTCTGCGACTGGCAGGCTTGCCACGTATCCACCAGCGAGTTGACTCGCTAGCGCGCTGCTAGTTCGCTCCCCGAGAATCTCGATTGCCATTGAACGCCAGTCAATTGCATAAATCCAGAACTTCATACGAACTCCTTACTTCCCCCCTGGTTTGCCTATAAACGAAACGTTTCGTTTATAGTTATAACGGGGGATGCTGTTGATATTTCCCTGAGAATAACGCATTCTCTACTGCTAGATAGGGCGCTAACTCGCGCCGATCTGGTCTCTGGTCAGACCATTTTTCTCGAAAATACCTGACCGATCTTCGGCTGTGTAGCCGGTCAGAACGAGCGACGCTTCGAGGATTGTAGCCTGCAACGATGGCAGCCACGCGTCCAGGCTTAGCGATCTGTTCTCGCCCTGGCTGAGCAGCATGAGAGCCGCGTTGACGGTGTTTCCAAGATAAGTGCCGACGATGTGAAGCGGGTCGGAGTCCTGAAGCTGGAACTCGCGGGCCAGAGCAGCGTCGATGCCTCCGTCGCAGTTCCACCCCAGCACGACAGCGTAGCTTACGTCGCGCCCGAGCAGGATGATTGCGAGGGCTTCTAGGACCTGCTCAACGTCTGTGTCGCTAATTCGTGGCCTGAGTTGCAGCCTGACAAGATCGTCGATTGCTTGCTCTAGCAAGCCCTTAACGACCTGATAATCAGCCAGCGATGGACGATTGTGTATTTGACTAAATATCTCGTCCGACAGCATAGCGGTTCTCCTAAACGTATAGGGGCCAATCCTGCCGCGATCTGGCTATGGGTAGTTCTGCCAAGCGTCGGTCAAATACTGAAGCGTTTTGGTAGCATCGTCGTCTGGCTGCTCTTCTGGCAACCAGTCCTCAGTAACAGCCTGAACGCCGAGCAGTTGATCGACTAGGCCCTTTGATAGTCCCAGTGCCGCCAGCATGACCATGGCTTGCCCCTGATCGATTTCGCCTGCTTTTAGCTCACGGACGATATCTAGAATCGCTTTCTTGTTGTTCATAAACTGCCGACGAGAAAGCCCTGCCATGCTTTGGTCTGCCGGGCTGTCTGGCTGCTGCCCTGGCTGAACGCCAGCTTCCTCTTTGCGCTGCTGCTGAACGTCCTCGAAATCGTAGCCAAGTTGATTCACTGCCATACGGTCGCTGATCCAGCCAGCTTCCTTCTGCATCTTGAGAGCAGTCGTTAATGCTGCCGGGTCCTTCGTCACAATCTCAGGTTCAGCGATGCTGACGTTGAGTTCGTGCTCGATGTCTTCGTACGTTATGCCAAGCCGCGGTAAACGCTCTAGGCCGAACTTGATGACATTTAGCAACAACCTTCGCATCTGCTGCTTGCGTACGCCCTGGTCTGCGTACCTGCCCTGAATGAATGGCGACGATGCTTCTTCGGCTGATGCTCGATTGTTGTTGCCAGCGTAGCCTGTGACGAAGTGCTCAGGGAACGCATAGACAACACCAGATAACCTAAAGAGCGCTTCCATAACGTCGATGTAGATCATGCTGGCGTTGCTGCCAAGTAGGCCAGCGTGGTACTTCGCGCCTTCGGGGATGTCTATGACCTCGCCAGCGCCAATCTTTCGCTTGTTGACATACTGCCCTGTTTGGTAGTCCTTTTCGACAACTATGTTTCTGCCTGAGGCGATGGCCTGTGCTTGCTTTGGCGTTGTTCCCTTGGCGTGCTCGACGATGTAAGCAATCGATGCCTGTACGGCTGTGCCCTGAGCTGTCCGCCCGAGAACATCAGCACCATACTTCAGCCATTTGTGCGTTGTGTAGTGGTCAGAGAATCCGCGCTTGGCGTTGCGGGGAGCGTTTCGCTTCCAGTGAACGAACCTGTCAGCGTCGATCAAATCCCAGTCTTGACCTACGCCGTCACGATTAACGTGGTAGGCAATCGGTGCTGCTCGGCCTTTGCGTGTGAGGATGCCGAAGCTCCAGCAGGTTTCAAACGTGTAGCCCTTCCAGTCCTCAAGCTCATAGGAGTTTGCTGGCTCTGTCAGGTGATCGCCTTCGCGGACATCCATCGAGATGTCCGGACCGTCTGCCACGAACTCGGCAATGAACTCACCATCGACGATCTCGCGCTTAAACGACTCGCGCTCAAGCGTGGTCCAGTCTGAGTTATCCATAAAGCTGGAAACGATGCGGCGACAGATTGCTTGCACCCTTGGGCTAGGGTGAGTGACTTCCCAGTCGAAGCCCGATCCGATGGTATAATCGACGAGCCGGTTCTTCATGGCTTTGGCTACGGGGACCTCTTCGTCCATGAGCCACGCGGCCATGCGAATAGCCTTGAGGTCAAGCTCATGATCGTAGACCGGCGCATAGCGTCCTTCAGTTCGGTCGTTGCCTTGCGTAAAATATCCTAGTCGTCGCGATAGCCAACCGAAGCCCGGCGTATCGTTATAGGGCCCGCGTGGGTCAACGTGATCCCCCCAGGCTTCTGTTAGCTGCTGAGTCCGAACTGACTGCAATTCGCTGCTGAGTGCATCGACTTCAAATCTCGCCATGGTTGTGCCCTATGCAAAAACTGTCTGATCGGGAAATCGTGCGACTTCACCAAATGGCCCGCAGTGGCGTGCCTAAAAATAACATCGCTGACGAACTGGGGATTCACCGCAATACGGTCTACATGCACCTGGCGCTGCGGTTTCGCTATTCGACCTACGTGCTGAACTCGCTGTGCCTGAACGCCTCGATGCCGACAGGCCGAACCCTATCAATATACGACGCGGCTGCATACTTGCCTGGGTGGCCGTCCAACGCCCTGATCTTTCGATTGTATCGCGCCGGGGTCCTAAAGGCCAAACGAGCCGCTGGGCCGCGTGGCCCTGCCCTTCGCTGCACGTTTTCGGATATTCGCCGGGCTGCCCATAAAATGCTGCCAGACGGCCTCTGGGTGCGTTCTGACAGCCTTGAGATTTACTGCAAGATGGCCTCAAGAATCGTGGCAGCGTGCGACCACTCGGCTGTGGATTGCACTTACTGGCCTAGCAAGCAGTATTGTTACCTGCCTGCGCCGGCTGTGTTCGAGGAAGCACGATCGCTCGACGCGGCTATCAGAGTGCCTCTGCCTACAATGCGACGGGCTGTGCTGTGCCTTGAGAAGCTAGGGGTAGCGGCTATTTAGAATTATCGCGATGCCCCGAACATCACGTCCGCCGTGTTTTCCAGAATCTTTACCAACTGGGGCGACAAGCCGAATCGATTCGCGTTGATCTCAATTGACTTGCGAATGTTTCCATCGTTGTGGCGTTCACTGGCTGCCTTCCAATCGCAGAGCATTTCCACGATGTCTAGCAGGTTCATGTCGTTGACGCCTTCCTTATGGTGTTCTGGATGGTGGCGATTGTGTGCGTAATGGTGATCCAGTGCGGGCTTGATTGCTGACAAGTATCCTTTGTACTCGTCGCTGCCGTATGTGCATGTCGCCAACTTGGGCGTGTATTCTGTAAATGCTTCGACCTCTGGCGATTCCAGCTTGGTTTGATCGTGCAACTCACCGCGACGAATCAAATCTTGGACGCAGACATTCAACAGGGTGCGTACTCTCTCAATATGCCGAAACGTATCGTAATTCGTGGCCTTTTCTGCTTCGCTCAACATGGTAAATCTCTTTCGTGTTTGTAGTGCATTTACGTTATAAAGTGTACTGCGTGACGCTTGGGCCTGCTAGCTCGCCGAGGTCTTCACAGATCGACATTAAGAGCCTGATAGACATCTCACAGGAATCAGCGCCGTCGTCATGTTTTCCGTTCGGGAACTCTTTTAGCTGATTGACGAGCATCTCGCCGCTAGCGTTGCGTTTGACTTTGATTCTGTGCAGCCTTAGCCACAATCCGAGCCTTGCTATCCGCAGCTCTTTGTTGACTGTGTTGTCGATTAGCTCTGGATCGTCGCGATAGCTGCCAGCTTCCTCTTGGGCCTGAATGTAGTCCGATGCGAGCAGTTCTTGAAACGCTACGCCTTCGATGCCTGTGACTGTCGGTCGGGTTCGCATGTTGAACTCGACTAGGTCGCGCATCATCTTCGGCACCGGTCGCCGCGCTATGTCTGCCTCCACCCAGAGATACCCGGCGTGATAGCCTGTATTCACTATCGCTGAGTAGTCTCCTTTGTGGCTCGACTTACCTTTGCTGGGGTCCAGCGCCGTGGCTGAAAGCCTGATGTGCTCAGGCCACTCGTCGTCATTGGCGAAGATGCCGTAGAAATACTCGCTCGGCCATTCGTTGTGACCGTAGCTGCCAAGGCGCTGCTGATAGAGGGCATTCCACCAGTAAGGCTCTAGCGTGTCGCGTATTCTGGATAGAGCTTCGAAGCCCCAGCGCTCTGGCCATAGCGGCTCGTCTGTCTGTCTGCCAAGAGGGTCAGGCGTGTAGTCAGTTGGTTCTGCCAGAGCCGGAAGTCTGACCTCTCGCACGCGCAAACCTAAATCTTGCGAACCTGCCTTGAGTATCTTCCCCAACAAGTCATCTTCATGCCACCGAGTCCCCAGCGCGATCAGGCGACACCCTGGCTCCAATCTCGTAAAAGCCGTAGTCTGAAACCACTCCCACTGTGCTTCGCGCACTGTTTCGCTAATTGCCTGCTCAGCATTCTTGAGCGAGTCGTCTATTAGAAAAACCTTGTCGGCGCCGCGTCCGGTAATACCACCTCCGACACCGGCTGCGAGCAGCCCGCCGCCTTGCATCGTCTGCCAGTCTGTGGCTGACGACACGTTTGGGTTGATCCCGCCATGTCCAAACACCTGCGCGAATCTGTGGGTCGCGTCTCTTACCCATCGTGAATGCGTCCTCGCTAAGTCTACGCTGTAGCTGGTCAAGATCGATCTTGACTCTGGATAGACACTTGCTAGCCATGACGTTACCCAGCGCGATAGGAACTCGCTCTTGCCGCTTCTCGGCGGGGCCATAGCCACTAGAACATCCCATGGACCGTAGAGCGTTGCCATCAGCTCTTGCTGCAAGTACTGCAGGTGCCTAGCGCGCTGGTATGCACCGCCCGTTGCGTAATGCGCGAAGTCTATCGGGCTAACTAGATCGGCTGTCTCTGGCGGTCTTAGCATCTATGATTTTCTACAAGTGTCGTACTTGTCTTCAGGATACTTTTCATTGGTGTAGCCGTCATACCAGGCTTGCTTTTCTACGCAGAACATTCCATCCGGTGCAGTGAATGATCGCTTTTTACGAAAGGCTTCCACTCCAGCCCTATAGCTAGGACTAGACTCCATGTTTTTCTCATGCTGCTCACGAAATTCGCTCTTTGCAATGCGATTGAGTTGGTTCATTAAAACATTCACTTTGCTACTTTTATCGCCACTAGATGACTGCTCTTGCCGAGCCACGGCCTTTTCTCCCCTTCAGGATAGCACCAGCTTGTGGTCTGTTGCATGACCGACCGCCATCGACACTACGCTTAAGCGCATCCGTCAGGGGCTCCTGTTGATAGGCTAAGATCAGAGCAGGAATGTTTTTGTGTCGTCCCAGCAGTACGGGTTGTGAGTCCGCTTCTCGCCAGTCATGTCTTCGCCCGATTATGAAATCAGGTTCGTGGGCTGTTAAGACTAGGCCGCCGTCCCTTATTGCTCGCCTAGCGTGTCTCTGCCTCGTCGGCTTCCGGCTAATTCATCCACAGCCTGACTAGAGCCCAGAAACACAATCAGCCAGAGGATTGCTCCACTGGCTGTTGTGCGATAATTCGCTGCTACCACGCAAACGAAAGACGATCATAATTTGGTTCTGCTTGTACATGGTAGCGACCGAAGGTTATCAGGCTTCAGCCGCTTGAATTATAAGCCTCCTGATGGCTCAGGGGAAGCATCGCGCGAGCTGTTTTCTATATATTGCAACGTCGATGCTGCGTCTGCAACGTTTTTGGCAGCTTCTGAGTACTTCAGAACATCGTCTGTCAGGCCACGCTTACTCGCTAAAACAACCTGTGACAGCAGTTCCATGGCGACTATCACTGCCATGTCACTATTTGTCGTTTTCTGCATTGGATCTCCACTTTGATGATGATATTGAATCACTGCGAGACTTCAGTAATTTTCCCTTCTTCGAAGTTTTTTAGAGCTGACCGCATGGCCTCTAATGCCTGCTTGCTACCACTCACACCATGCGACTCTCGCAACTCTTTTTCATGCCAAGCAATAGCCTCCGTTACCCTGATGTACGGGGTTTTCTCGTTCCCAAAAAACGTCAGGCTCATGCCATCAATCGCCATAACCAAATGATTTATGCAGCAATGCTCTGTTCTCACAAAAAGATGCTCACCATTTTTGTCTATTGCGTACGGTATCTTTTTCGCCATGATTGCCCCATGTTTAGAAACTATATCAACCTATATTTCTATAGGGCGCGAATCGTAGCCAATCTGGTCACTACCCGCCAACTAATCCGCCAGTTAGGGCTGCCCTGACGTCTGAGCGCTCAAGCAGGCGCTGGACTATTTCAAACGGCCGCTGCTGGACAACAGGCTGTTCTGCTGGCTGATTATTGACCAGGACACCTACCTGGACCTGGGCTGGAAGCTCCTGCTGGCTGGCCCTGAACTTGGCAATCTCGAGCATGATCTCCCGCTGCTCGCTCATTGCTAGCGTCCTGATCATCCGGCACAGCCTGTCTGGGTCATCCTCCTTGCTGGCCATCGTGGCGAGCTTCTTCATCAGATTGCCGCGAACTACGTCCATGTTCTCTTGGCCTAGCAGCCAGCCCTCGCGCATGGCCCGCAGCTCTAGGCGAATCGATTCACGCGGCGGCAGATGGTCCTCGACGAGCGAGTGCGGCTTGGCTACGGGCTGGCCGTTGCGTGGCTTTTCTGGCTGCACGCCCATGCGATTCTTGCGTTTTCCTGCGCGCTTAGTCATTAGAAACAACCTCTCGCTTCGGGTACGGCTGGCGTAGTGGTTCTATCTGAACTCGCATTGCTGAATCTAGCGGCATCAAGTAGCGATGCTTTGGCGGCGAGTCTACAGTGATTGCTCCCGCGGGCAGCTTCATTCTTTCCCGCCCGAAAACCTGTCCAGTATAGCCGCGTCTTTGTAACTTCCTGCCATTAAGCATGAAGTCCTTCTTGGCTGGGGTTGTGCCTGAATAGAGCCACCCAGCAGCTTGATAAATTCCGCCGTGGTGATTTTGGTCCATGTCTGCAAACGAAACTAATAGCCTGAGTCCTGGGCTCTGCTTCTTTAGCATCTTCTGAGCGATTGCCAGAACTCTTGATACTGCTGACTGATGTTTCGTTAAGGCAACACGAACAAGCTCTGCACACTGGCTCATCTTGAGCTTGTAGGCTTTACTGAGATTTGGGTTAGCTCCCCAAGAATAAAGCACGACACCGATGAACTTACTATCTTCCCAGACGCCGATCTTTACTGTTTTGGCAACTGGCAGGCTGCGGCTATAGTGCCAGTGCTCGCAAGCAAATTTCGCAGCTTGATGGCTGCACCAATCTAGCTTTAGGTCTGGCATGATAGAAGAGCGCCGTGGTCAGACTCGCACTGCCTTGGTCTGGCTGGTAGCCAGTCACATCACTACAAATGCTTACGGCGCTTTTGATTTACTCCCCTAGCGTCCTGAGATCAAACTCTTGGCTACAGTGGGGGCACTGAACTATCTTTGGTGCAAGTTCGTCTAGCTTCCCCTGCTCATCAACTGGGACAGGATCGAAACTCGGATTGACTTCCTGCATCAGTTCAGCCATTGCCATCTCATCGAAACCGCAGGCATCTATCAACGACTGCTCGTCTAGGCCCTGAAGCAGCTCTAGCAGCTTCTCGTTATCCCAGGTACTTAATAGACCAGTTTGATTGTCAGCCAAAGCATAGGCCGTGACCTGCTGGCCTGTTAGATTCGTCCTGATCGCATCGACGTGCGTCCAGTTCAGCTTCATGGCTGCCATCAGCGTTCCGTTGCCTTTTATGACCACGTTATCGCTGGTGATGACTATCGGCGTTTGCTGGCTGAACTTCTCAAGACTAGCGGCGATGGCTGCTATGTCTTTCTCACCATGCTTCCTGGCGTTGTTCGGGTCGAGCGTCAGATCAGATACTTTGACGCTTAGGATTTTCTTGACTGCCATCTGTGCTCCTTAAATGGTACAGGTGGCGGCGCTGCCAGTCGTTTTCTGTGACCCGCTCGCTGCTCGTGAATCCTGCTAGGAGACATTCCCCTAGCACTTCGTGAGTCCAGCCTGCTGTCGTTTCTGTTGACTTATCATGCCGCG